GCGGGAGCAACGCAAAGAGATTGAACGCCTCAAGACGCACGAGCGCGAGAGCATCAAGACGGTCATGGATCGGTTGCTCCATGACACGGACGTTGACGAGACGACCGAGCGCATGGCCGACGTGCGCGACCAACTCGACCGGATTGAGGACGCGGCCAAAGAGGCGACGAACGCGGCACAGAACGCCGAGCGGGCGGCCGAGGAGCTTGCGGGGCAACGATGAGCGACTTAGAAACAAGTTGTCAAGAACTCGTTGAGCGTTGGAAGGACGCCGCAGACTATGCCGAAAACGAGGGATATGTCCGTGAAGCGGACGGCATAAACGGTTGCGCCGACGAATTGGAGGCGTTGCTTGATGACGAGTAAGCGCCTGTTCGCGTGGATCGCGTGCGCCATGTGCGTGGCGTGTGGCGTGGCGTTCGGCGTGGCGACCGTGTGGGGTGGGGTATGAACGACAGCGGCACGCTCGGCAAGAGTATCACGTGCGAGGAGTGCGGCCGGTTCGCCTTTGACCCGCCGACAGGCGATCCGCATTGTCGTACGTACGAGGGGCGCGACGTGTGCGTGTCGTGTCTCGTCGACTTGAAGCGTAAAAACGGCGACTATCAAAGCGAATAGCCCAAACGCTTAGGCCCGCGCGCTTTTACAACGGCGTATGTCAGACGACGACGCCGGTTTCTTTCGCAACCTCGGCGCATATGCGCGGGAGTACGTGACCGCCAAGCGGCGCGCGCTCCAAGACGACCCTGCCCCCGAGACGGCCGTGGACAGCACCTCGGCGGGCACGGGCTATTCCTTTAGCGGCCAAGAGATTGACTTTGAGGACTTACGCGACATTAAGGATATGCGTGAGTCCGGCGGCCAAGTGGCGCAGTTGATGGACTACAAGGCGCTTCTCAACTTCGGAGAAGGGGCCGAGATCCACGTTGAGAACAACGACGAGACGGAACAGGTGATTGACGGCACGCCGATGACGCTGGAGGAGTGGTTGGAACTCCAATTCCCGCGGCTTGACCTCACCGTGTTGGACCTCGGATCGGACGCGCTGTGGTATCCGGCGGCCGTTGGCGAACTTCGCGAGACACAAGCTGGCAATTTCAAAGAGTTCCTGCCGGCCGAACCGTGGACGGTCCTCCCCGTCACCAACGACCGCGGCGAGATAATCGCGTGGAAACAACAGGTTCTCCAGAACGGCACGCGACAGGAACAGACGTTGAACGCCGACGTGCTATCCAATATCGTCCTCAACAAGCAAAGCGCCCGCGACAAGACCGGCATTAGCGAGGTCTTGCGTAACGAAGACGAAATCACGGCGTTCAAGGAAAATGAGCAAGCGATTAACAACGCGATTGAGCTTCATGGCTTCCCCCAGCGACACGTCAAGGTCGGCCGCGAGGAGGGCGCACCCGTGCGCGACGACGACCTCCGGCGCGTGCGGACGCTCTTTGACCCGCATAGCACGGACGCGAATACGGCGTACTTCACCGGGCAGGACGTTGACGTTCAAACCTTAGAGGCCGAGAACTTTGACTATCAGGCGATCCACGAAATGGATATGCGGAACCTCACGACCGCGCTCGGCTTGCCGCTTGAGGCGGGCAACGTCGGCGCGGACGGCCTCGGGTCCGGCAAACCCGCCGAGTTGCGCGAAAAGTTGCTAATCCTGTCCATTGAGGCTAATCAGCGGTCTTTCGGCACACAGTTTATCTCTAAGATTGTCCGGCCCGCCGTGCGTGATTACTCGCCGTTTGACCACACGCGAGAAATGTGGATGAATATCGGCAATCCGTTTGAAACGATTGACGACACAGCCGATATTATTGACCAGATTGGCGACTATATGACTAATGAGCAAATCGCAAGCCGGTTAGATATACCTAAGCCGGAGGATGACGACGTGGCCGAATCCTACCGCTCGCCGGCCGACATAGAGCGCGACGAGGAGGGCGTACAGGACGAACCGATGGGCGGGCTGTTCAACGGCGACGGCAAGACGCTCGCAGAAATCCCCGACAAGTACACCGAGGGGACCGGGCTATCTGAAAGCGACTTTGTGCCGAACGCGGACGTGGAGGGCGTCGTTGACGACGTACTGGAGTTCATCGACGCCGAGGGCTTGCCGAACCCCGAGGACCAACGCGAGGGCGCGGCACGGGCCAACCAGTTGAAGGACCACGCCACCAACGACGAGCCGCTTGCCGTCGAGTTCTGGGAGGAAATCAGTAACTTCCACGCGCGCCACCGGGCGCAGGGGAACCATGAGTGCGACGAGTCGGACCTACCCGAGGCGGCCGCCGAGTCTGACTTTGACGAGTGCTACTTTGACGCCGGCTACTTTTCGGATAAGACGTGGGGCGGCGACCCCGGCAAGGAACAGGCCGACCGGATCGTAGACGCGATTGAGGACACCGAGGGCGTCACGCTGTCGGGTGATACGGATTTTAGGTGTCTCGGGGAGGGCGTCACCGACGAGCAACTATCCCACGCGCCGGAGTGGGACCGGCCGCTCTTAGAAATGTTCCGCGGCGTGTCCGACCCCGACGCGGACCCGAACCGGACGCTTGTGAGCTTCGCCGCGAGCGACACGCCCGAGTTCGTCTTAGAGCGCATTCGGGAGGCCATCATGTCCGGGGCGACGTTTAGCCACTTCGACGGGATTGACGACGGCCGGATTATGGAGTTCCGCCAGACCTTCGCGGACGCGCTCGGCACCGACGACTTTACGCTGGACTCCATGACCGAGAGCATCATGGACTTTGCCGACCTGTCGCGTGACGACGCCGAGCGGATCGCGCGCACCGAAAGTAGTGCGGCACTCAACAAGGCGCGCGAACTCGGCTATGAGGAGCGTGGCGAGGGCGACGCGCTGTTTTACTGGACCGGCGCGGACCCCGGCGACACCCGACAGACCGAGGCGTGTGAGTGGTTGATTCGACAGACCAACCCCTTCCACGGTGGCGACCCCGTGCCGATGGGCGAGTTGCGCGATATGGTCGCGGAAGCCCCCGAGCATGACGACGACATGGACAACACGCTTGCGCGGCCCGAGTCGTGGGTGGTCCATCCTAACGAGCGCAGCACGTTCGCACTTGCGCCGGAGTCGGGTATCTGATTGTAGGGTAGCCCCGAGTGGGATAACTTTAAGTACTCACGGGCGTATGTTGTAATCGTAATGACGCAGCAAGCCAAGCCGAGCGTTGAACTCTACGAATCGCACAAAGCCAGCGACCGCGTTAGCGCACACGTCAACGTCAAAGACGAAAGCGGCGATTGGTACGGCGACTTTTGGGTTGACTTTGAACACCGCCCCCGCCGCGACCGGCCGAACCGTTACGTTGCCGATTGGGACACGGTGAAAGCCGGCGGTAACGGTGCGTACTTAGACGACAACCCATGCTTTTGGATGGTCGAGTCCGTTGTGAGTGAGCTACAAGACGGATACAACCGCATAGAGTTCCAAACGATTGACAGCGGTAAGAACGACAAATGAAAGACGCCGACACCCTCACGGGCCGAACCGTGGTTGACGGTCGCGGCTGCGAGTACACCGTTAAAGAACACTACTATGAAGCCGATGAGTTAGTGCTACAACGCGGATCGGAAACACACGCCATAACGCTCATGGATATTGCGGACGGCCCGTTCCGCGTGGTTGACGATGAGTGACCTTGGCGGGCTGCGTATGTTTTGGGGCACCGGCAGCGGGTCGGCTTCAAAGACGCTCCGGCACATGGAGGAGGGCGACGTTATGATTTCCTTTACCACGACACAAGAGCCGTGGGACGGGATTGACAACCTGTTTATTGACTCAGGTGGGTATAGCCTCATGCTTGAAACGGGAGAACACGGCCCCGTAAGCAATTACTTTGAGTACGTTGAGGACGTTGGCGCGACAGTCGCCGCGCTCCAAGACTACCCCTGTGAGCCTGAAATCCTATCGGAGTACGGCCGGACTGTTCGGGACCACCAAGAGCGCACGCTTGAACGCGCTGCGGAAAACCTCGCGTACATACAGGATCACAACGTAAGCGCCGAACCGATGGCCGTGCTACAAGGTTGGGAGCTTGACGACTATGTGCGGTGTATCGACCGCTACCGCGAAGCCGGCGTGTTGACTGATTACGTCGGTATCGGAAGTGTGTGCCGACGTAACGCCGAGTCGGAAATCCGCGAGATAGTCACAACGATTGCCGACGAACTCCCCCACCGCAAGCTCCACGCGTTCGGCGTCAAACAGTCAATACTCAACTTCCCGGAAGTCCGGGGCGCACTCAATAGCGTCGACAGCGCGGCGTGGTATCACCGTATGTATCAGGGCAAACCCGACGCGGAACCGGCATGGCACACGACCACAAAAATGTACCTTGACTATAAGCGAAAGTTGTACCGGCAATTCAATATGGACGTTGTGGCGCGCGACGGGCAAGAGACTATGGAAGCATGGACATGAGCGACCGCAAGAATCTCAAGATAGCCGAGGACACGTATGAGGAATTGCGCGACGAAAAGCGCGACATGGAAACATGGGACTCTATGTTCCGCCGGCTATTACGTGAAAATGAGTAACGACACGGTGAAAGTGTGCCCCGAGTGCGGGAGTAGTAGCATCGTTCATAGCGCGCAGAGCAACCACGGCGGCACGCACGGGACCGAGGTGTATCGGTGTACGACGAACGGCCACGCATTTGAGGAGCCGGACGAACGCGAACGAGACGGCAACTGCGAGCCGGGGCACAAGGGAGCGGCGAAAGCGTTGAGCGACGCCGACCCCGACGAGTGGCCGTGAAATAGCCCAAACGCTTAGGACCGCGCCCGCTTACAACGCGGTATGAGTGACCTAAAAGACGAACTCCAAGCGGTGGAGGGCGTGGGACCGGCCACGGCCGATAAGATTCTCGACGTGCTTGACGCGCACGACACGGGCGCAACGGACCCGCTACTTGAGCGCGCGATTGACGCGGCCGCCGAAGGCAACGACCGGGACGCGGCGGTGTACCTGCGCCGCATGGAGGCCGAATAATGCCCTTCGGTGAGTACGACGACTTTGATTCGTGCGTTCGGGAGAATAACGACAAGCGCGACCCGGAAGCCTACTGCGCGGCAATCAAGCGGCAGATTGAGGGCGCAAGCGCGTTGTCGGATAGCGACCGAGACGCGATTCAAGCGGCGGACGGCTTTAGCGACCGCTTGCTTGACGACGATCCGTGTTGGGAGGACTATACGATGGTCGGAACCAAGGTAGAGAACGGCCAAGTCGTGCCCAACTGCGTGCCCGACGACGAGGTGCCCGACGCCAACCTTGCGGCGGCCGACGAGCGGTGCGGCGAGGGCATGGTCAAGATAGGCGACCGCTGCGTGCCCGTTAACGAGGCGAGTGAGTCCGTCGACGCGCCCGCGTCCATCCTCTCCGA